CAGCGTCAGTACACCGGGCGCCATCGTGTCGCGCGGATCACGCACGCCATCCGCAATCACGACGACTTCGGTGACATGCTCGCCGCGGGCATCGTCGCGCTGTCGGTGCGCATCTTCCGCGAGCCGAGGAGCATCTGAGCCGTGGATCGCGCGTGCATGAGCTGCGGCGCCCTGGTGGCGATCGGCCTGTGCCCGTGGTGCAACGTGGCTGTCTGCAGCCAGTGCGTCGAGACGCACCGCTGCATCGGGAGAGGAGCGAAGACGATGGGCAGTGCGATGTGCAAGAGTTGCCGGAAGCCGCTGTTCTGGCGTGAGACGGCGAGTGGGAAGATGGCGCCGTTCGATCCGCCGGAGGACTGCCCGGCGTGCAAGGGCGATGGCTGCGAGAACTGCAAAGGCACGGGCACGGTATGGACCTCGCACTTCGCGACGTGCCCGGATGCGGCGAGGTTCAGGCGCGAGTGAGTCCGCATGCACCTCGCCGGCCCTGTTCCGTGGACCCGCGCTGTCCGCACAAGCAGCCCTGTCCAGTGCACGGCATGCGCCGGCCGTTCGCCGGCGCCCGGCGTAGTTCCACGCTCTACGGGACGCGCCGCTGGCGGTTATTCGCCGAGGCATTCCTCGCGGCGCATCCGCGGTGCGAGGAAGTCGCGGGTTGCAAGCAACGCAGCTCCGTCGTAGACCACGTCCGGCGCCATGGCGGCGACCCCGCGCTATTCTGGAGCGGGCCATTCCAGGCGCTCTGTCGCTGGCATCACAACGCCAAGACGGGCTCGGGCCGATAGGGGGAGGACGGGTGAAGACTATGGGCCGTATGTGGAGTAGGGCTGCGGCCTTCGTCTCTGCTGGGCGGATACGCGCGTCCGGCGGGCCGCTGACGTGCTACGCTTCGGCCATGCCGACGGCACCAAGTCGTCCCTGTTCGCGCTCAGGCTGTCCGCACCTGCAACCGTGTCCGGAGCACGCCCGCAAGCCGTGGGCCAGGACGAAGCGTCAGCCTGGCGGCAACGGCTGGAATTGGCAGCGCATCCGCGTCCGCATCCTCACCCGCGACGGATATACGTGCCGCTACTGCGGCCGCCCCGCAACACAGGTCGACCACGTCGTCGCCGTCGCGCGCGGCGGCACGGATGACGCCAGCAACCTCGTCGCCTGCTGCGCGCCCTGCAACGAACGCAGGCGCCGGGCGCAAGCGCGACAAGGTCGACGGGGGGGCCGGAAGTTTTGGGCCGCACGACCGACGTGACCCGCCATGGTGCCCATCACGAACCCGGTACGGGTTCCGGCCGTTAGGCGGGGGTCGGCCAACCATGCCGCTGAGCGGAACGAAGCCTAGCGAGACCCCGATCCGGCGCCGCAATAAACCGACGCACGAATGGACGGAGGTCGAGCATGTGCCGTTCGAGGATGCGCCGCCGATGCCTTCGGGCAGGTGGCCGGCGGCTACTCGGCGGTGGTGGGGCGTGGTGAGCCGCATGCCGCACTGCGTCCTCTGGGAGGATGACGACTGGGAATTCGCACGGCAGACGATGGTCGTCTCGGCGGCGTTCAACCGGGGCGATGTCAAGGCAGCGACCGAACTCAGGCAGCGCGAGAAGATCATGGGCGTCACGATGGACGCCAGGCGCGACCTCCGCATTCGTTACGTTGATCCGCGGCGAGAGGAAGTGCCAGCAGGCGTTACGGCCATCGCAGAGTATCGCAGGATGCTGGCCGAATGATGCCGGCGATTCGGACTGGCCCCGTCGGCGAGCCGGCTCACACGCTGGGTTGGGATGCGCTTGAGTGGTCGAGCGAGTATTTGCTGCAACCTGACGGCCCCAAGGCCGGGGAGCCGTGGCAGTTCACGCGCGAGCAGGCGCGGTTCGTCCTCTGGTGGTACGCCATCGACGCGCGTGGCCGGTTCGTCTATCGCTATGGGATGCTGCGACGGATGAAAGGCTGGGGGAAAGACCCGGTCGGCGCCGCGCTTGCATGTATCGAGCTGGTGGGGCCGTGCCGGTTCGGAGGCTGGCAGGGCGATAAGCCGCTGGCCGTGCCGCATGCGGCGGCCTGGATTCAGACCGCGGCGGTCAGCAAGGACCAGACGCGCAACACGATGACGCTTTTTCCGGGCATGTTCTCGCCGCGGGCGATCGCCGAGTATGGCATCGATATCGGCAAGGAGATCATCTACGCCGACCGTGGCCGAAGACGGATCGAGGCCGTGACGTCAAGCCCCCGTGCGCTCGAAGGCGGACGCGCGACGTTCGTGCTCAAGAATGAATCGCATCACTGGCGTGCGACCGACGAAGGGCACGAGATGGCGAAGGTCATTGCCCGCAACGCCGCCAAGTCCCGCGATGGATCATCGCGCGTGCTGGCCATCTCGAACGCCCACGCGCCAGGTGAAGACTCGGACGCCGAGCATGATTACGAGACGTGGGTGCAGATCGTCCAAGGGCGGGTGAAGGTCAAGGATGTCCTATACGACTGTCTCGAAGCCCCCGAGACAGACCTTGATGACGATGAATCTCTCCGTGCCGGGCTGATCGCGGCGATTGGCGATTCGTACTGGCTGGACCCCGAGCGGCTGATCGCAGAAATCCATGACCCGCGCACCTCGCCGGCGGTAGCGAGGCGGTTCTACCTGAACCAGATCGTTGCCGAAGAGGACAAGCCGTTCGACGCACGGAGGTTCGTCGAACTCGCAAGACCTAACTATCGCGTCAAGCCGGGATCGCTGATCACGCTCGGGTTTGACGGCTCAGTGGCGCGAGACCATACCGCCCTCGTGGGGACGGAGGTCGAGACCGGCTATCAATGGGTCGTCGGCTACTGGGAGCCCGAGATACTGGAGAACGGGCAGTCCCGTATCCCGTTCCTCGAGGTGGACGCCGCGGTTGATTACGCCTTCTCGGAATGGAACGTCTGGCGGTTCAACTGCGACCCGTATTACTGGAAAGACATGACCGCCAGCTGGGCCGGCCGATATGGCGCCGACAAGGTCGTCGATTGGCCGACCAACGCCTATCGAAAGATGGCGACCCTGCTCCTGGCGTACCGGAACGCCATCCAGACGGGCGCGATGAGCCACGACGGCGACCCACGGCTCGTGGCGGCGATCGGCAACGCCCACAAGCACATGCAGGCGTTCAGAGATGACCAGGGCGAGCCGATGTGGACGATCCAGAAAGAACGGCCGGACTCGCCGCTGAAGATTGACGCGGTGATGGCCGCGGCGCTTTCGTATGAAGCGTATACGGCGGCATTGGCGGCAGGCGCAATGGCCGATGAGCCGGTGGGGGTGTTCTTCGTATGATCGATGCGGAAGACCGCGAGTTCCTGTTGCGGTTGGTGGCGCTTCTGGCGCTCGCGTTTGTTGCTATCATTGCGGCGGCGGCAATCGCCGGGATAGCCGTCTCGGTCTTTGAGACTGCGAGTTCTTTCTGATGGGACTCCTTGCCCGCGCGGTGCGCAGCGTCATCCCCACCAACGGCCTCCCGGTCTCCTTCCCACAATCATCCCAGCTCATGGGGTTTTCTTCCGCCGGTCAGAACTACGCCCGGATCGGCTACGGCGGCAACGAGATCGTGTATGCGATCATCGAACTCCTGGCCACTTCGGCGGCGGAACCCCACATCATCGGTCGCCGGAACCGCCGGGCGAGTCCTCAGATCAAGGCCGAGATCCAGAACCTCACCGCCAAGGGGCTGAAGGCCGCCGCGGTCAACCAGCTGCTGGTGCGGAACGGCTTCGTCGAGCCGTTACCAATGCACCCGCTGGTCAAGCTGCTGAACAACCCCAACCCCTACATGAGCCGGGGCCAGCTCTGGTCAACCGTCGTCATGGACTTGAGCATCTCCGGGAATGCCTACGTGGCGAAGGCGCGCTATAGCGATGGGCCGTTGGGCGGCGCGGTGGCCGAGTTGTGGCGGCTCCGACCGGACAAGATCAAGATTGTCCCCGACGCCGAGCAGTTCTGCCGCTACGAGTACCGCGTCGGCAGGGACGTGATGACGTTCGCCTATCGCGACGTCATGCACTTCAAGCTACGGAACCCCTTTGACGAGTATTACGGCCTCTCGCCGATGGCCGTCCTCGTGCCCCGGTTGCAGGTGGACAGCGCTATGCGCGAGTTCCTGCGCAACTTCTACGCCCACGGCGGCACCGGCCCCGGCGCCATGCTCACTAGCAAGCAAAAGCTGACGAAAGACGCGCGCGAGGAGATCAAGGATAACTACTCGGCGCAATACAGCACGCCGGGCAGCTTCCGGCGACTGTTGGTGCTGGACGCCACGGAGACGACCTACCAGCAGTTCGGCCTCAACCGGGGTATCCGGGACGCACTGCCGAAAGAGATAGACGCCCAGTCAGAAGCCCGGATCGCGATGGTGTTCGGGGTCCCGGGCTCGATCGTCGGGCTGCTGATCGGGTATGAGTCGTCGAGCTACGCGAACAAGCGTCAGGACTGGCAGGTGCTGTGGGACGTGAAGATGACGCCCCTGCTGTCCGATCTGGACGATGTGATGAACCTGTCGCTGATCCCGGACTTCGGCGGGATCGACGAGGTCTTGTTCGACCTCGGCGACATCAAGGCGCTGCAGGAAGATGTGACGGCCCTGTGGACGCGCTACGGCGTCGCGCTGGAACAGGGCGCGATCACGCTTGAACAGTTCTGCGATTTCGTCGGGCTGGAGATGGCCACTGAAGGCCACTACCTGATCCCCAACCATAAGATCGTCGTCCGTGCGCAAGAACTCGACAAGGCAGTAGAACCCATCACGCCGCCGCCAGCGCCGCCGCAGCTACCGGCGCCTGCGGCGCGGGTGCTGGACGTGGCGCACTGTTCCGGCTGCGGCAACTGGATCGGTCGGGATGTGAATGTTGGAGCCACGGTCTATTGCCGCAACTGCAAGGAAGTCGAGATCAAGGGTTGACAAGGTTTTTCGCCGGGCGATAGAGTACCGGCAACTGAATACCGGCTCGATGCCCTGATTTTGGGCAGAAGCGTCTACCCGGCACCCGATGCTCTGATTTGAGCAAAGGCGCCGCGAGGCGCTTTTTTTTGTTGTCCCGGAGACGGCGATGCCGCGACCTGACCGCTCATGGTTCGACATCAGGAACGCAACGGAACCTCTGGCCGAGGTCTACATCTACGACGAAATCGGCCACTGGGGAGTCACGGCTGATCAGTTCGTCAAGGCTTTCCGGGACATCAAATCCCCGGCCATTAACCTCCACGTCAACTCGCCCGGCGGTGATGTCTTCGACGGGATCGCCATTCACACGGCGATCGAGGGGCACCCGGCGACGGTGAACGCCATCGTCGATGGGCTGGCCGCCTCCAGCGCCAGCTTCCTGATCCAGGCGGCGGACACGATCACGATGGCCAAGGGTTCGGCGCTGATGATCCACGAACCGTACGGCATGACGATGGGGACCGCGGAAGACATGGCGAAATCCGCGGAAGGGCTATCGAAGATGGCCGATAATATCGCTGGCATCTACGCCCGCCGGGCGGGCGGGACGGAAGCCGAATGGCGCGCCCGCATGCAGGAAGAGACCTGGTATCGCGACAGCGAGGCCGTAGACGCCCACCTCGCGGATCGCGTCGCGGCCGGCCAGCAGAACAAAGTCGCCGCGGCCGTCTTCAACCTCGCCCGATTCAAGCATGTCCCCGAATGGCTGCCCACGGATGATCTGAAGGCACGCACGGACGACGTCTGCGCCAAGTGCGACATGCCCGCCACCGTCGAAGTCCTGTTGTGCGCCGACTGCGCCGCCGATGCGATGCAAGCCCGCATGCCCGGGGCCCTCGAT